CCTCGCGCGCGACGTTCGTTTCGTCGTCGGCCCCGGCGATGGCTCGCAGGAACGGCATGAACTTGTTGAGGCGTTGCGGCTTGCCGGTGAGAGCGTTGACGATGGACGCGGCGATGATCGCCGCGTGCATGTCAGCGCGCACCATCCCTACCGGCTCGTGGTAGTCGAACCGTGACCACTCCATGCGCTCCCGCATGGACATCTGGGTCTCAATCTCGCGCACGGTCTTCCCTAGCGCGAGCGCCAGCACGAACAGCGAACGACGCCCCGGTGCTAGTGGACGTGGAGCGTCGCTGCTTTTGGGTCGACGTTATCCTTCAACGCTTCGGTCAATGCGCCCTCGTCGACGCCGTTGCCCGCTTCCGGTGGCCGTTGTGCGACCCCGTTGTGGATCATCGCCTCGTCGTTGAACCACTTGACGATTGCGAACGGCACGAGCTTGCCCGCTTCGATGACGTCCTCCTTGCGGTGGACATCCCACACCGGCACGTTCTTGTCGTCGCAGAACACCGTGACGAAAATCCGCAGCGCGTATTGATAGTCGTCCTTCTTCGAGTTCTGACCGTCGTAGCCGAGCGCGAGCGCGACCTCCGTGCACATGGTGCGGCAGTAGAGGGTCTCACGCACCCACGCGGGGAACTCCTCGCGCAGGAGACGTTCGGGGACGGTCAGAGGCTTCGGCTGGAACTCGCTGGCAGCTCGTATCGCTTCGAGTAGATTCATGCAGCGACCCGCTCACGATCCCGCACTTCGCGCCGTTGCGGAGGTGGTGTTCCGCCTTCGCGCAACACGGTCACGTCGGCGGCGGCGGGGAGGACCTCGATCAGATCGCCGGTCACCCGCATTGAGACCGCCGCCATGATCATCTGCCCGACCGCTGCCGTGCGGTTGAAGCTCTTGCAGTAGGCTTGAAACACGGTGTAGGACCCGTCGCCATACTCGACCTGAACCCAGCGGGGCTTGAGGTCGCGCTTCGCCCGCAACAGCTCTTGCTCCACCGGATCGGTCGAGACGTAGTTCATGTTGAAATTAAAGTTGCCCGAGTCGGACAGACCGAGCGCGAACTCCTTCGCCGACGAGCAGAGGGTGGTCTTTTCGATTTCATCCGCCGCGCCCCCGTCGAACGCCCAATCCTTCGCCTCGCACGCACTGCCGAACGGATGCGTCTCGGCGGTGCCGGTGGCGATGGCTGCGGTCCATCCGCTGCCGTCAACACCGATGAGGTCGTACTTCGTTGGGGTGTCGGGATCGTCGGCGGCACCGAGGACGATGTCCTTGCCGTCGAGCGAGGGTTCGAGCGTACCGGCGAAGCGCACCGGGGTCCCCGGTCCGACCTTCGTCATGTCGGCGAACGTGACCTGCGCGGGGTTGGTCTTCGAGATGGTGGTGACGACGAGGTCGATGTGCGCCCCTTGCGTCATCTCGATTTTAATTTCGGATTGCGAACTCGGGATTGCCTGCGAGCGGAAATTCGGATCAGCGGCCATGTTGCACCCTCCATCTGTCGTTGAGGGTGGTGTGCAGCCGAACGGCACACCAGCGTTTACCACCGAGCGCGGGCAGCTCGCCCTCCTTCCCCTTGCGCTGCCGTGTGGGACCTCGCCGGACCCGGTCGCGGAGACCTTCTAAAGCGATGCCAGTCGACCGAGAGGGGCGCGACCGGGCGGCGAGCTTGCGGGTGGAACTCTAGCACCACCGATATGCGTGGTGCAGATATTTACTTCGGCGTTGCCGCCGCCGAGACGTACACGAGGACCGGCTTGGTGCCCGCGCCCTGCCACAGGATCGCGGGGCGGTGACCCGTCGGCACGTCCTTCGGTGCCGGCACGTTCGCCCCCGACAACGCAATCAACAGCGCGGACCCGGCAGGGAGCTGCGGCAAGTAGATCGGCTGGTCGATCCCGACACTCGGGTCCGGGGGGATCACGATGGGTTGATCGGGTCGAGCGTGTCCCGGCGGCAAGGTGTTGTCGATCCCCGGCGGCAGGTTCGGAGGCCACGTCGTGATCGGCGGCAACACGATGGGAGGACTCGGACGCACGGGTGCGATGGGCAGTGCGTTGCCGGGATGACCACCGCCCGAGCCCGGCGGACGGTTGCCGGGGTGACCGTAGCCGGGGAGCCCTTGGTCCGGGTGACCGTAGCCGGGCAGACCTTGGTCGGGATGACCGTGGCCGGGGAGCCCTTGGTCGGGGTGACCACCCCACAGACCGCCACCGTAGCCGGGATCGACGGGGGTGCCGTCGAGGGGGATGACGAACGCGAACATAGCTCTACCTTGCATGGTTTCACCTCACCACAAAAACAGGAACGGAAAAGCCACCCAACAAAATGCCGAGTAGCACGATGATGGCGATCAACACGAGGATCGCTCGTGCCACCGCCCGAAATGGTGCCAGCGCGGGGAACTGATCTATCAGCCACACCAATAGCGCAAACACCAAACCATAGACGAGGATCGAGACGAGGACGCCGATGATGTTCATGTTGCACCTCCTAGGGTTTCCCCTTGATGACGACGATGAAGATCACGACGACCAGCGCGAGGACGAGCAACACGATGCCCGTGTCGACGTCCACCAGGGCGCGACCTCACGCGCGCCGCTGTCGCTGTTCGCGCGGGTCGACTCCTGCGGTCTCGGTGATGGCGAAGTCGAGCGTGCGTCGCTTCTGGCGCAGCTCTGGCTCGTAGCCATCCATTTCCATCTCGGGTGCGTTGGTCCACGCGAACCGGCGCATGACCGCCTTGATCGTCGTGGCGAGCTGGATCGTCTGCTTGCGGGTGTCGGCGTAAACGTCGATGCGATAGGTGTACTCGGTCACGGTCGACGGGCCGCAGAGCGTGATGTCGGGACGGGACCCGATGAGCGAGAAGGTGATCGCCGGATAGCGCGGTCGATCCGGCAACACCGATTGATGCACGTTGCCGTTGACCAACCCGGCGAACGCTTCCTCCAATGCGGTCTCGAGTGCGAGGCTCACTTGGTGCCCGCCTTGATTTTGTCGAGACGATTCTTCAACTGGCGACCCATTGCGGCGAGCGCCTTGTCGCGCTCGCTGATCATCGCCGGGGTTATGAAGGGACGCGGACCCACGGTCGCGCCGTTGCCGGCGTGCTTGAACCCGAACTCGTGAAACCACCAGTAGAACGGATCGTCGGGTCGGATCACGCGCACGCCCATGCCCCGCTTGCGGAGGACCGTCGCCTTCCCCTTCTTTGCCTTGCGGGTCCGCGACGCGCCCGCCCGCACGCCGACGCTGTAGCCGTAGCGGGTCCCCTCCTGCTTCATCTTCACGAGTGCGATGTGGGCGGCGAGGTGTCCGGGTCCCTCCTCGAACAAGCGCCGCGCGTTCGCGCGGGCCTTGCGTGCGACGGTGCCGGCGGCGGCGATGGATGCCTTCCACGCAACCCCGGTTTGGATGTCCGAGCGCAACGAGCGCAGCTCCTCCACCACGCCGGGGACACCCTTGAACGTGAGCTTAACTGCCGCTGCCATAGGGGGTCGCCAAGTCCTGCGGGTGGTCGATGCGTCGCGCCGGCATGACGAGAGCGTCATCGTCGGGCGATGGTGGTCCTTGCAGGTCGTACATGCCGCCGTAGGGTCCATCGACCACCACGCGGTCGAAGGCGGCGAGCTGCGGGTTGGCCGGGTGATAGCGGATGCTCACGACGGCGTCGCTCACGTTCATATGCTCGACCCCGGTGAAGATTTCGCGCGCCGACACCGGGCGCACGTTTGCCCAGGTGGAGAACAGTGGGTCGAAGTTCGGGTCCTGCTCGTTGAGTTCATCCACGCCCGCACGTCGTCGCATGAACGTGACGCGCTTGTCGAGCGAGCCGGCGAGGAGCGTGCCCATCGGTCACTCGTACGAACGCACCAGCGGCGGCGGCAGGAGGGGGTTGATGTAGACCTCCTCCTCGCAAGCGTAGGAGCAGAGGTCGCGCACCGCCCACAGCATCGCGTCGACGGTCGGGTTGCCCTCGTACGGTTTGCCTTGCGAGCGGGCCTCGCGGTTGAGGAACTGATCGCCGCACGACAGGCAGACCGCTTGCTTCACCGTCGGCAACAGCGCGAGGACTTGAATCGGTCGCCGGGTGTACCACACCGCATAGGCTTCGGCGGCGGGGATGATCAACGTCGAGAGGACCACGTCCTCGGCGGTATGTTCGATCTTGAGGTACGACTTGACGAGCGCGAGCGTGACGATCTGACCGTCGGGCGATCCGGGCACGGGCGGCTCGTACATGGCTCGATCCCTTCAAAAAAGGATGCGCGCGGTCGCGGCAATGACAGGAACGACCGCGCGCATCTGGGAGAACTACTTGTTGCCGTTGCGACGCGCTGCGTCCTCACGCCGCGCCGCGTCCTCACGTCCACCGACACCCGCAGCGAGACCAGCGGCGAGAGCGCCCGAGGCCGCACCGATTGGCACCGTGCCCTTCACCAGCGCGGCAGGGACGTAGACGGCGAGCCCCATCCGTTCCTCGGCGAGCAGCGTGACGAGGTTCTTGATGAAGTTGTCGCGGTCCT